CAAGTAAAGTTATCACTGTGCTTAAAGGTGTGACATCAATACGCGAAGAATATCCTAATGGAGAAGTGATAAACCTTCAGATAATGTCAGCAGGTTTTCCCTCTTTAACAGGTGACCATGAAGTGGTTTATGTGGCATCAGATCGAGAGCTTACCTCTCAGGAAATATTAGATGCGGCGCAAAAGTATCTTTGACGCCAGGGATTCAACACCAACATTCATGAAATAATCATTATAACTACGTTTCATTTTTATAGCCTGTTTAATGCAGGCTTTTTTTTACCACCATACAGACATTTATAATTAAGATATGGACATTCAACACCATGGCAATATCACTCTATTGCTGAAGCAACCATAAGGCCTCCATGAAAATCCTACATTACACAGTATTAATAGTTGCTGAAGCCCAATCCTCAGATAATAATATCAACCCTCTCATCTTGGATCTCTTGCATGACCGAAACTATTCAAGTAAGTCAAACCGAGGCGTTAAACTTCCACCCCATGCATTCGTTGGTTCAGAGGGTCAGGCAGTTTTAGAGTGGGAGTCTGAAAAAGATGGAGCAGAAAAACTAAAAAAAAGACTCTACCAGATGCTGCATCGAATCATACGTTTAGAAGAATGTCCCACAGCAATTTTTCTAATGATTTGCCCAGAAGATAAAACATTAACCTTTGTTTCAAGACTTAAAGTAAAAAAATGAACATCGATGTTTTAACCTTCACCATCTGAAAATACTTTGACCGTGCAAACTGCGAAAAATCATGAGACACATCAGTAAATACTGTATCATTTGCTAAGCATTGCTGTTACATTCGGTTTAATGATGAATCCTCCTCAGCGGCAGGGCTAATTAACCTGATGATTTGTATATCAAGCGGCTCATCGTGAATTTCTGAAGCAGCGAGTCACGAGTGGTTAGTTCAATGACTCACCGGGAGGCACCCGGCATCATATCCGTGAGCCCCTGTATAATTGCAGGGGCTTATTTACATTACAAAAGCATAGTCGTAGACATATTATTGTTAATACTCATAGCCGGTAATTAGTTTCGGATGAATGGACCGATTAAAGAATCATCTAACTTTTATTAGGTCTGAATACCTCGTAGTATATCGTGGAGATAACATATCCCGTTTCATCTGCCACTGCTGCTGTATGCCCTGCCCGGCAAAATAAAGCGTTCCCTTTCCATCTTTCGCGTTCAGATAATCCAGAACTTCCATCAACCTTTCGCTACCAGCACGCGGTGCGTTTTCGTCGAACAGGTTCAACTGAGCCACGCCTTGGCTGAAAAAATCTCCCAGCAAGATTCCAGCCTTTTGATAGCGATGGCCATCCTGCCAGATTTTGTCCAGGCACTTTACCGCGGCGTTGATGATGTCGCGAGAATCCTGTGTGGGGGTGAGAAGCTTTAAGGACGCACTGTTACCGTAATATGGCTCGTTAAGCGCAAAGGGAGAGGTTTTCACGAACGCAGAGATAAAGCGGCAGTACTGATGTTCACCCCTAAGTTTTTCAGCACCACGGGCGGCATAGCTGCAGATAGCCTGGCGCATCTGTTCGTACTCGGTGACGCGTTCGCCGAATGACCGACTGCAGACGATTTCCTGCTTAGCTGGTGCAAACTCCTCCAGATCCAAACATGGTTCGCCGCGCAGCTCCCGGACCGTTCGCTCGAGTACTACGTTAAAGTGTTTACGGATAATCCATGTGCTTTGTTCTGAGAGGTCCAGAGCCGTTTTGATGCCCATGGCGTCCAACTTCTTACTAATGCGCCTGCCGACGCCCCAGACATCCTCCACAGGCACGATAGCCAATAGTCGACGCTGGCGATCGATATTGGACAAATCAACAACTCCGCCTGTCTGCCTCTGCCATTTCTTGGCGGCGTGGTTGGCCAGCTTAGCGAGGGTTTTCGTCTGCGCGATGCCAACTCCCACGGTCAGGTGCGTACGCTTTAGAACCGTAGCACGGATCTCTTTGCCGAACTCCGTCAGATCCTTGCAGTTGCGAACACCAGTCAGGTCGCAGAAAGCCTCGTCGATTGAGTATATTTCGACACGAGGGCTCATTTCCTCCAGTGTGGTCATAACCCGGTTGCTCATGTCTGCGTACAGCTCGTAGTTACTGCTGAAGCAAACAACGCCAGCACGCCGGAAAAGCTCCTTTTGTTTGAAAAATGGCTCCCCCATGGTGATCCCGGCGGCTTTGGCCTCGGCGCTGCGCGCAATTACGCAGCCATCATTATTCGAGAGAACGACAACCGGGCGTCCCCTCAAATCAGGCCGAAACACCATCTCGCATGATGCGTAGAACGAATTCACATCACAGAGAGCAAACATATTCAGCTCGCAGATTTAACGATGAAAGTCACGACGCCGAAAACGTCCAGCGTATCTTCGCTGCCGACAACGATAGGACTGTAGGCGCTATTCATAGGATTGAGTTGAACGGTCGGGCGTAACTGCAAACGCTTAACAGTGAATTCCCCTTCTACTGCCGCGATGACAATATCACCATGCTCAGCGGTACGTGAGCTATCGACCACCAGCAGATCGCCGTCGCTGATTCCGGCTTCAATCATCGAGTCTCCGGCAGCTTTGACGAAATATGTTGAACTCGGGTGAGCGACAAGTAACTCATTGAGATCGATGCGCTGTTCAACGTAATCAGCCGCAGGGCTTGGGAAGCCACACTGCACTAAGTCACTGAAAAGTGGAAGGGCGATAATTTCTCGAAATTCTGTTGGCCTGATGAATTCCATTGCATATACCTCAAATACTGTTTTTATATACAGTAGTTTTATTTATAAGTGTCCGCAAGATACAGGCCCTACCGTGACTGCTTAAAGATTCGCCGTTTCGTTTCTAAGTTTCTATGTCGCTTTGAATTATGAGTTTTGTAAATTTTAAGGTCGTAACCCATTACGAGCATATTTTAGCCTCTTCTTCTAAAGCTCTGACGCGGATTGCCAGCGCTTTGATTGCCGCCAGCGCATCAAGCAACATAGGGGTCTGATCGAGGTGCAGCAGGCCGCCTATTTCTTTAACGTATTCAGGATCAATCGTTTCAATCTGTTGAGATATAACTCCGCGCCGTGGGGTCTGCGTTTCATCATCCTTAAAAGTGAAGTGCTTGAACTCCATCCGGCAGATATTCAGCAGAGCTTCTTCTGGATCAAGGTCATCGCCGATGTTTTTCATAGTTCTGTCAGATACCGCTGAAGTCGTGATCTCCTTCCAGGGACTCCATACATCGGTGTTATACCCCCTGAAAAAAAATCTACCCGCATCGGTTTTGCTGGCGTATGGCAAGCAAAATTGTGTCATGGCAACACCAGCAATACGGACATAATTTTGGACATAACCATACCAACTGGAGATAGGCCCAGAGGTAGATTTAGCCATGTCTATGAGCAAACGAAAGGTTCCTGGCTCTGTCAGACTGTCGAAGTTTGTCCCATCAGGGGCAACAGCCGTGTCTGTTTTAAAGACTCTGGCATCTCCTGTTGGTAAGCCGAAAGCTCCAACCTGCATGACGTTCCCGGCCGACGTTCCGACGTCCTTTGTCGCGCTACTTCCTAAACCGAGGTTTGTGCGAGCGTCTTCTGCCTTTGTTGCTCCGGTTCCGCCGTCAGCAACAGCCAGCGCACCGTTACTCCCTTTCTGCGCCAGTTTACCGATGCCGGGGATCGTAACAGAGGTGCCATTGATGGTAACAGTGATGCTCTGGTTTGCTGAGGTGGTGGCGAACGTCTCCCACGCGCCGATGTTCTCGTCATACTCTTTGATGAGCTGCGACATGGCCTGTGCCAGGCCGTCGACTGAGATATTGTCTGACACAAGGATTCCATACTTCTGGCCGCTCAGCGCCGGGGAAGCAGCTGGCGTAACCGTCATTGACGTGGCGCTGTTCACGGATGAAATCTGGAACAGCTGCACCGGGTTAGACATCACGATAATCGTCTGGCCAGCGCGGACCTGGCTGGCGGGTGCCGTCCAGTTCGTGCCGGTCCCGGTTGCGGTGTTTCCGTTAATGGCGATGGTGCCGGTGTTATAAAGCATATTTTCTCCAGGCAATAAAAAACCCCGCCGTGGCGAGGTTTGTTTTGAAACAGAATGAGTTATTGGCAGGTGGTGCTGATGAACGTGTTGGCACTAACCCAAGTCCAGTTAAAGGGATAACCGGCGCGGTACTGGGTCTGATTGTTTTGTTTACGCACTCCGTAAATCTGGACACTGTTTTCCTGCCCGCCGATAAGGGCTGTACCAGAACACACAGGTTGCTGTTTCTCAATAACGCCAGCGCAACCGGAGAGCAAAACTGCCACCGCCAAGCAAAGAATCATGTTTTTCATAGTGGTTATATCCCAGGGCATTCACAAGGTTACACAATAACAATATGAATCAATGGGATATAATTGATTTGGTAGATCAATCATCCAAAATTGATCGTTGAAAACGATCAATCATAGTTGGCGCAGTTAATGGCCATGATGACGTTTCTCATGTTTGAGTACGCGACGTTTTGCAGGCTCCCGGTGGGGGTTGTCTGAGGTCTGGCAAATATCCGCGTATTGCTCCCCTCAAGTTTCGCCATGCTCTTGTATATTGCCGAGTATGGCTGCGGCTGACCTCCTGCTGATACAACCCCGGTAATCAGGCCGAGCATAACAGGCATGCAGGCCCACTTCCCCGCCCGGGTTGTGTTGATGTTATAGCCTGAGCTGGCATCCACTCCGGCAGTGCCTATGGTAACGACATCACCAAGCGTGCGCGTCTCGTGGGTTAAAATCAGGGCCCCAGATGCATCCCACACGGCCATCCCGTAATCTGGCTTTGTCTGGGGGAAAATAGAGAAAAAATAAACGTACGCCGTGCCGGTTGCATTAGGTCTGAGAAAATCAATCGTGATGGTGTTTCCGCTTACCGTCTGAGTGATTTCCACCTCAACCGTGCAATGAACGAAGGCCACAACGGGCTGACCTGAGGGAAAGGTGTGCGTCACCTTGGTATTGAAACCCGATGTTCCCTGCAGTGCCGCTGTTTTGCGCGCCTGTAATGCAATTGGCGAGCTATTCGCGGTAACCCATACCTCACCGCTCGTCGTCGTCAGTAAACCGCCGTACTGCGCCATTCATGTCCTCTCGATTTGGAAAATGAGAAAAGCTGCAACAGCGGGTTCAGTCCCTGCTGAGTAGTCGGTATCCCCCACTGAGGAAACCGTTGCAGTACCGCCGGAGATGGTGATCTTCCTTCTTCCCGTTCCCCACTTATCATCGTTCATGACCTGAAAATAGGTCAGTTTGCAGCCCGGTGGAAGGGCAACAGAATAAGAGCCTGTTTTCTGGTTAACGGCCAGCTGCAGATAGCCGCAAACGCTG